GAGCGCAGTGCAATTAGTGATTTTGAGCGTGACATTAGTCACAACATGGCTCATGGTGCTAAGGATCGTGCAACTGCTATCTTCTGGATGCTGGACGGTTCACTTGAGGATTGGGATTTGGGTTATGGGAGTGAGTATGCTTGCTTCACCTTTGGGCTACCTTTTAGCATGCAAACAGAGTTAAACCCAATCATTGACCAACTACGCATCCAGCGTTGCGTTTAAGGACAACTACATTATGAGCATCAATCAAATATTTGTAGAGCTAGCTGCTAACAGCTCACGCAACTTCAAGATTCAACAGTTAAATAATCACAAAGATAATGAGCTGCTTAAGCACGTTTGCTTCCTTGCGCTTGATACTTTCACCCAATTCTATATTCGCAAAATCCCCTCTTACACACCTGCAACAATTGACAAAGCTACCAGCTTAGACATGGCAGTGGATTGTCTCCACACCATATACCTCCGTCGAGTTACTGGAAATGCTGCCGTTAAATATCTAACGAATATGTTGTCTTCGCTGACTGAAGATGATGCTAAGGTTATCGAGCGTATCATTCAAAAAGACTTGAAGTGCGGTGTCAGTGAATCTACAGTCAATAAGGTATGGCCAGGTCTGGTACATGAATACCCTTGCATGCTTGCTTCCGCGTTCGATCAAAAACTAATCGATAAAGTTAATTTTCCAGCTTATGTTCAACTAAAAGCAGACGGCATGAGATTCAATGCTGTTGTACGTGAAGGAACTGTTGAGTTTCGTTCACGTAACGGTAAAGACATTCAGATTGCTGATCCAACATTTGCTGAACCTTTTATTCTTATGGCTAATGGAGAGGATGTCGTATTTGATGGTGAGCTGCTTATTTGTGGCCAGCCCGGTGAATTTCTTGATCGTAAAACTGGTAATGGTATACTCAACAAGGCCGTTAAAGGGACACAGTCAAAAGCTGAGGGGGAGACAGTATATGCTACGTTATGGGATCTAATTCCTTTAGTGGATTTCGAAGCTGGAGTGTGCAAAACTCCATACTCGATTCGCCTTCAGAAGTTAAACGTGTTGATCGAGGGAGCTAATGACCGAGTCAGTAACGTGTGGACCAAGGAAGTGGACACACTAGAAGAAGCTCAATCTCATTTTGAGCGACTTTTGTCTTTAGGACAAGAAGGCATCATCCTGAAAACTAAAGACATGATTTGGGAGAATAAGCGTTCAAAGCACCAGATCAAATTTAAGGGTGAGCTTGAATGCGATCTCAAGGTCGTTGATTGGGTAGAAGGAACAGGAAAAAATAATGGACGTATGGGTGCTCTCGTTCTTGAGTCTGCTTGTGGTACTGTCAGGGTCGGTCTGGGTACGGGCTTCTCTGATGCTGATCGTGATTCCATTACTCGCGAATGCATCGGACGTATTGTGGCTGTTAAATACAATGCGCGAATTAGCGACAAGAGGAGAGGAGTTGATTCTCTCTTTCTTCCAGTATTTTTAGAGTGGAGGCTTGACAAGACTATTGCTGATACATCTGACTTGATTAAATAAGAAGTTGGGTGTATGATGACAGATCGATTATAGGATGAAGAATGTATACAAATGTATATCAAAGAGGTAACTCTCTCTACGTGAGGGGTGTTGAAGATGGGCGGAGGTTCAACCAAAAAGTTGACTTCCGTCCAACTCTATGGGTCAAGGGAAAGTTAAAAGAGGCAGCAGACCAATGGCAGACATTAGATGACCAAGTGGTATACGCTGTTAAACCAGGATCGATGTACGATTGCAAGGACTTTGTTGAAAGGTATAAAGATGTCCACGGGTTTGAAGTTTACGAGTCTCCAGGTAACATCTATCAGTACATTGCTGACACATACCCACAAGAGATCCTTTCTATTCCTTTGGGGATGTCTATATTCACTATCGACATCGAGACAGAAACTGAACATGGATTCCCAGATCCCAAGGTTGCAGGAGAGCGAATACTGTTGATCACCGTGAAGGATACTAAAGAGAAAAGTATCATAACTTGGGGAGCTCGAGAGTTTAGTGGTAAGATGGAGAACCTTGAATATCGATACTTCTCAACTGAGCAAGCTCTTCTGAAGGATTTCATCGTTTGGTGGCAACAGAATTGTCCTGATGCTGTTACGGGATGGAATAGTTCCTTGTTTGACTTGACATATTTGTACAATAGACTCTGTAAAGTATTGAGTAGCACCCTTGCCAATAAATTAAGTCCTTGGGGACAGGTTAACCAACGAGAGGTTGATCTTGGAGGACGTACTGCTCAAAAGACCTACATTGCTGGTGTAGCATCACTAGACTATCTTGACTTATACAAGAAGTTCACATACTCCGCTCAAGAGTCTTACAAGTTAGACTACATTGCTTGGGTGGAGCTTGGTGAGCGTAAGCTAGAGAATCCTGGTAACACTTTCAAAGAGTTCTATACAAATCACTGGGACACTTTTTGCTATTATAACATTCGAGATGTGGAGCTTGTTGATAGGTTAGATGCTAAGATGAAGCTTTTAGATCTTGCTTTAACAATGGCGTACGCAGCAAAGGTAAACTATGAAGATGTGTTCAGTCCCGTCAAGACTTGGGACATCATCATTTACAATTACCTCAACGAGAAGAAGATTGTTGTTCCACCAAGGAAGGGTGGACAGAAAGATGGTCACTTTAAGGGAGCGTATGTAAAGGATCCACTTATCGGCAAACACGACTGGTGCTGCTCTTTTGACTTAAATTCGCTATATCCTCACTTGATTATGCAATACAACATGAGTCCCGAGACCATCATTGAAACACGTCTGGATACTTCTATTGACAAGTTGTTGAATAAGGAAGTTGACCTTTCTGGTGTGTATGATCAAGACGTTGCAATGGCCGCTAATGGGTGGTGCTTCAGAAAAGATAAGAAAGGGCTGCTTCCAACTCAAATGCAGTTGTATTATGACAAGCGTGTGATCTACAAGAAAGAAATGTTGAAAGCCAGGCAGGAGTATGCCAACACTAAAGATCCTAAGTGGGAGGGAGAAATTAGTCGGCTAAACAATCTACAGATGGCTATGAAGATTTTACTCAACAGTGCTTATGGCGCTATGGGTAACGCATACTTCAGATATTTTGATATGCGCATCGCTGAGAGTATTACAATATCAGGACAGCTATCGATTCGGTGGATTGCCAATAAGCTGAATGAATACTTCAATCAACTTCTTAAAACAGATAATGTAGACCGAATCGTGTTGATCGATACAGACTCTGTTGTGTTGTCTCTCAACGATCTTGTGCAAAAGGTTTACGGTGTAGACGGTAAGGTTAGTGTTCCAACAGATAAAGTTATTCAGTTTATGGATAAGGTTGCTGAAGACAAGATTCAACCCTTTATAGATGAGTCATATCAAGAGCTTGCTAACTACATGAATGCGTATGATCAGAAGATGCAGATGAAGCGAGAGAACCTTGTCGACACGATGATTAGCGTATCCAAGAAGCGGTATGTGATGTCTGTATACAATTCGGAAGGTGTTCAGTATACCGAGCCTCAGTTGAAGGTGATGGGTCTTCAGATGGTCAAATCGTCTACCCCTTCAGTGATTAGAGATAAGCTAAGGGGATCTCTCACTGCAATCTTGTATGGCACAGAGGCCGATGTAAAGAATTATGTTGCCGATTATAAGTCTGAATTTAGAGCTCTTACACCTGAACAAATTGCTTTTCCAAGGGGCATCTCGGACGTAAAGAAGTATCATAGCGATTCATCCATTTACAAAAAGTCTACTCCCATTCATGTTAGAGGAGCCTTACTATACAATCACTATATAAAAGCAAAGAACCTAACAAAACAATATCCGCTCATCCAAGAGGGTGATAAGATAAAGTTTGTCTATTTGAAGGTTCCTAATCCAATATACGAAGATTGTATATCGTTTGTTGATAAGCTACCTCCTGAATTAGAATTGTATGAATACATCAACTATGATAAGATGTTTGAGAAGACATTTGAAGATGCTGTTCAGAACATCCTAAATGCATTAGGTTGGTCAACTACCCAACGATCAACATTAGAGGACTTTTTCGAATAATGGATACGCAAGTAACAGAGTCTAAGCCTGGCCGTCACATTCGTGTGATGGAGTCTGGGATTGATGTGTCGGGAGTGTCACATCAACTAGAACAGTATCCAGATGATTGGGGAAGTCAACAAAATATACTTAACACTGGTGACGTGACTAAAGATTTAAACTTCCCTAAAATTGAAGCAACAGCTCTTCAGCTTGTACTGGGAGCTATTAGTGAACCTGGTCAGTATGTGGGCGATAGTGAAATCTGTGTACCCACTCCGGCCTTTCACAACCACACTGAAGTATTTCGAATTCTAGGTAATTACTTTAGAGATGTTAGTAGGTGTGCCTTTATCAGACTCAACGTTGGAGATAATGTTGGAGCTCATATTGATAAAGGAACCTATTATTTAACGAGAGATAGGTATCACTTATCGATTCAGGGCAAATACAAATACTTCGTTGATGATGAATACGTGATAGTTGAACCAGGCATGTTGTTCTGGTTCAACAATAAGAAGTTACATGGAACAGAAAATCTAGGTAACGTGCCTAGAATAACATTCGTGTTTGATGTAAAAAATCCTGAGTACACTGTTGAGGAGATGGGATGAAATTTAATTACGTCATGGTTGAAAACAAAGCCAATGGCATGGAGGCAATAAAGTTGCTGGATGAACCGTTTGCAGGTATAGTATTCTCTTATGGTCAGATAAATGTAGATACTGAAGAGGATGATCATAAAATTAACATCAACTTTGAGTATGAATTACTAGATAAAGGATCCAAGGACTTTGGTAACATAGAACCTTTTGAGCAGTATATTGGAAAGTTGTTAGAGCATATTATCCATTCTGGAATTGAACAAGAATCAAACACAATGCATTGAGGTATACAATGAGCTTATTAGATAAAATTAAGAAGAACTCCACAATCAAAGATTCAGCTATACTTGCTGCATCGAAGTTCTTTACCAAAAAGGACATGATCCCAACATCAGTCCCAGCTATCAATGTTGCACTATCAGGTAAGTTAGATGGTGGTCTTACACCTGGACTTACAATGTGGGCTGGTCCTTCGAAGCACTTCAAGACAATGTTTAGCTTAATTATGGCTAAGAGTTATCTTGAGAAGTACCCTGAGTCAGTTCTCCTATTTTATGATTCAGAATTTGGAACTCCCCTCGATTACTTCAAAGCTCTGAGTATCGATATGGATAGAGTTGTTCACACACCTATCACAGATGTGGAGCAATTAAAGTTTGATATCATGCAACAGCTAAATGGTATTGAACGTGGTGATCGTGTTATGATTCTAATTGACTCTATTGGAAACTTGGCGTCAAAGAAAGAAGTTGATGATGCAATGGATGGTAAGTCTGTTGCAGATATGAGTAGAG